GCAGTTCCAGGTGTTTTTGCTGGTGGTGGAGGTGGTGGTGCTACCGCAGTCGGAGCTAATGCTTCTCCAACTGCAGGAGGAAATGGAGGTGCAGGCGCACCTAATACAATTTTAGGTCCAGACACTTCTTACGCTGGAGGTGGCGGTGGAGCAGCTCAAGGTGAAGGAACACCTGCTACTGCTGGATCTGGAGGATCTGGGGGTGGAGCTGGTGGCGGTCAATCTACAGGTGCACCTTCAGTAGATTCTGGTTGTAATGCTTCAGCTAATACTGGTGGTGGAGGTGGTGGTGCAGCTACAGATAATGGACCTGGAGGAACTGCAACCCAAGGTAATGGTGGATCAGGAATTGTAGTAATTAGAGTTCCAAGTGGATTTACTTTAGCAGGAAGCCCTACGCCTGCAAGAACACTATCAACTCATCCAGGAGGCGATAAAATAGCAAAATTTACAGCATCGGGGACGTTGACTATAAGTTAAAATTAAATTATAAATAAATTTTTAAGGAGAAAACAATATGGCACATTTTGCAGAATTAGAATCAAAAACAGATCCAACAGGTTTTACATCTGATACACATTTAGTTGTAAAAAGAGTAGTTGTTGTGGCTAATGATGAAGTACCTTCAGACGAACATGTTGATGGAGAAACATGGTGTGTAAACTTTTTTGGTGGTGGAACATGGAAACAAACTTCTTATAATAATAATTTTAGAAAGCAATATGCAGGTAAAGGTTATGTATATAATTCATCAAAAAATAAATTTTTAACTCCACAACCTTTTAAATCATGGGCATTAGATGGTAGTGACGATTGGCAAGCACCAGTAACATACCCCAATGGTGATCAAACAGATTATGAAATTTCTTGGGATGAAGATAATTTAAGATGGTTAGGCACAAAAAGATCAGACGATTCAAAATATAGATGGGACGCAAGTAATAAGCAATGGGTGTCCTTATAGAGTAAGGAGCTCAAATGGCAAGATCAAACGGCGGAATTATTGGTGTAAAGAACGTTACTTCTTTTGGGAAGAATACTCAAACTGTTAAAACATCATCAGGAAATCTTTGTACACAAGCAGGAACTACATTAGTAGATGTAATAACTGTTGCTGGTGGTGGAAGTGGAGCAAGAGTTACTGGTGGTGGTGGAGCAGGAGGTGCTCTTTTAAGTCTTAGCAATCCAGTTAGTGGTTGTACTCAATACCCTATAACTGTTGGTGGAGGTGGTGCAGCCAAAACAAGTGATAACGTACGAGGTTGTAGTGGAAGCAATTCAGTTTTTGGAAATCCAGTATCCCCACAAACCGCAATAGGTGGTGGTGGAGGAGGACAAAACTGTCAAGGATCTAGCCCATCACCAGGAAATGGTCCAGGTAAACCTGGAGGATCTGGCGGTGGAGGTGGTGGAAGAGGTTGTGCTGCTGACGCAGGAGCAGGTGGAACAGGAACATCCTGTCAAGGTAATGCAGGAGGTGCAGGTTTAGATCCTGGTGGAACAGGTGGTGGTGGAGGTGGAGCTAACGCTGCTGGAACTAACGCTTCGGCTCCTACAGGTGGAGCAGGTGGAGCAGGTAAAGATTTTAGTCCATATTTTCCAGGAGCACCAAATTCTGGTGTTTACGCTGGCGGTGGTGGCGGCGGTGGAGTTTGTGCAGGACCAGCACCAGCAGGTGGTGGAGCAGGTGGAACTGGCGGTGGTGGCGGTGGTGAAGGAACTAATAGATCAGCAGCTGCGTCTGGAACTACAAACACTGGAGGAGGTGGTGGTGGAGCAGGCGGTGGAACCCCACAAAACTCAGGAGCTGGTGGATCAGGAATTGTAGTAGTAAGAGAATTAAACAAAGCAAGTGGTGTATGGAATTTAACATCTCACTTTAGAAAGAAAAAAGAGTCAGTAAATACATGGCCAACATCCTTAGTGACATCATTTACATCTGGTTTATTAGTTGTAGCTGGTGGTGGAGCTGGAGCAGGATATTCTGGAACAGGTGGTGGAGGTGCTGGTGGAGCAAGATTTTTTAGCAGCCATTCTATTTCAACTGATGCAACAATTCCAGTTACAGTTGGTGGTGGTGGATCTGGAGCAATATATCCATCTCCAGCAAATGGTAATCCAGGAAGTAATTCTGTTTTTAATAATCCATCAACTCCTATTACAGCATCAGGTGGAGGAGGAGGTGGTGGTGCTCCAGGAGGAGGAGATGGACAGCCTGGAGGTTCAGGTGGAGGTGGAGCCTCACCTGATGGAGCACCTGGTGCAGGTAATGCAGGAGGTTATTCTCCTGTTGAAGGATATGCAGGAGGTAGAGGTGATCCTAATGCAGGTCAAAACTATCACGGAGGTGGTGGTGGAGGTGGAGCCTCTGAAGTTGGAGGTGACGGATCAAGTGGAGGTGATACATCACCAGGAACTGCTGGAGATGGTGGTGATGGTGTTGATGTAACTCCAGTTTTTGGTTCTTCTCCGCAACCTTATTATTTATCTAATGTTTCTAGTAGAGGAAATACAGCAGGAGGACATTTTGCAGGTGGAGCTGCAGGATCAGTTTATGGTCCAGCAGGAGGACAATCAGGAACATCAGGTTCAGGAGGACTTGGTGGAGGTGCAGATGGAACGCCTAATGCAGGTGGTGCTGGAAAAAGTGGAGTAACAAATTCAGGTGGTGGAGGCGGAGGTTCAAGTAATTTACCACTAACATCAGGAGCAGGAGGATCAGGTATTGTTTTAGTTAAAATACCTTCAGCTGTAGGACCAGTTGCTTCTGTAACCCCAGGAACAAATGCAATTGCTTGTGGACCTTGTGGAACAAAAGTTGCTAAATTTACAGTTTCAGGAACTTTAGTTATTGGCACAGTATACAACACCTAGTTAATAAATACTACATTCCTTGACAGTTTCTTAAAAATAGCTATATTATTTTTATGGTGGTAAAAGAAAGCATATGCAATTAACAAATTATTATTGGTATTTTCAATCAGCAATACCTTCACGTATATGTGATGATATTGTTCGTTATGGAAAACAATTACAGGATCAAATGGCAGTGACGGGTGGTTTTGGTAATCAAAAATTAAATCAAAAACAAGTTAAAGATTTAAAAAAGAAAAGAAATTCAGATATTGTTTGGATGAATGATAGATGGATATATAAGGAAGTACAACCCTATATTCATCAAGCAAATGCTAGTGCTGGTTGGAATTTTCAATGGGATTTTTCCGAGTCTTGTCAATTTACAAAATATACAAAAGGTCAATTTTATGATTGGCATTGCGATGGTTGGGATCAACCTTATATGCGAGAAGGTAATGATCCATCAAACGGTAAAATAAGAAAACTATCTGTTACAGTTACTTTATCAGATCCAAAAGATTATAAAGGCGGTGAATTAGAATTTGATTTTAGAAATCAAGACCCGGATAAAAAACCCAACATTAGAAAGTGTATAGAAATATTACCTAAAGGATCTTTGGTTGTGTTTCCTGGTTTTGTTTGGCATAGAGTATGCCCAGTTAAAAAAGGGTCTAGACATAGTCTAGTTATCTGGAATTTAGGATGGCCGTATAAATAGGAGTGGTATGAAAAAAAATAAATTTAAAAAAACAAAAATAGAATTTCCTAAACAATTAAACAGAGAAGACTTGTTTTCTTGTCCAATATGGTTTGCTGATGAACCAGGTTTTGTTAAAGATTTAAACAAATTTTCTGATCCATATATTGAAGCATCGAAAAAAAATTTAAAAAAAGATATAGATAAAAGAAATAAAAAATTTGGTAATAAAGGAGACATGGGCCATGTTTTTCATTCAACATCATTAATAGGAGATCCTAACTTTAAACAACTACAAGATTATATAGGTGCTACAGCAAATAATTTATTAATTGAAATGGGATTTGATTTAACTAATTACGCTATATTTATTACAGAAATGTGGGTGCAAGAGTTTGCTAAAAAAGGAGGAGGGCACCATACATTACATACACATTGGAATGGGCATATCTCTGGTTTTTATTTTTTAAAAGCATCAGAGGCAACATCCATGCCTTTATTTGAAGATCCAAGACCAGGCAATATAATGAATCTTTTGCCAGAAAAAGATAAAACAAAAGTGACTTATGCAAGTTCTCAAATAAATTACAAAGTTAAACCAGGTAGAACGATGTTTTTTCCATCTTACATGCCACATCAATATATAGTAGATATGGGTTATGAACCATTTAGATTTATACATTGGAATTGTCAAGCTATACCAAAGAGTGTTTTAAATGCAAAATAAAGACATGAAAAAAGCTGTTATTAAAACTATACTAGAAACTAGTACATTAAAAAATAAACCAAATTTTATAGATAATTTTATAAAATCTAAAATGCAACTGAAAGGAAAAAATGTCATTAAAAAAATCGGCGTTCCAAAAAAATAAATATAGTATTTTAAAAAGAGCTATATCTAAAGAAATTGCAGATTTTGCTTTTGCTTATTTTTTAAACAAAAGAAAAGTTGCTAGATTTTTATTTGATCAAAAGTATATATCTCCTTTTACAGAATATTGGGGAGTATGGAATGATGAACAAGTTCCAAATACCTATTCTCATTACTCAGATGTAGTTATGGAAACTTTATTATTAAAAGTAAAACCTGTTATGGAAAAACATACCGGATTAAAACTATCCCCTACATATTCTTATGCAAGAATATATAAAAAAGGAGATGTTTTAGCTAGACATAAAGATAGATATTCATGTGAAATATCTACAACATTAAATTTAGGTGGGGATGAATGGCCTATTTATTTAGATCCTACAGGTAAAAAAGGTCAGGCTGGGGTTAAAGTTGTACTACAACCAGGCGATATGCTTATATATTCTGGTTGCGAGTTAGAACATTGGCGAGAAGAATTTAAAGGTAAAGATTGCGCGCAAGTATTTCTACATTATAACAAAGCTAACTCTAAAGCAGCTAAGGAAAATGAGTTTGATAAAAGACCATTTTTATGCTTGCCTGCTTGGTTTAAAGGCTTTAAATTACCTAAATAATATAGTAGAATAATATTCTGGCGGGAGATTCCACCACACCATCTCCTGCCTGAATATTATAGGTTTTTTATGTTACAAAAAGTAAAATTTGCACCAGGATTTAATAAACAAGTCACATCAACGGGCGGCGAGAGCCAATGGGTTAATGGCGACAATGTTCGTTTTAGATATGGTTCACCTGAAAAAATAGGTGGTTGGGCACAATTAGGCTCTGTTGATATGACAGGGCGTAACACAGCTATTCATCACTTTATTAATACATCAGGTATTAAATACGCTGCATTAGGAACTAATAGAATTTTATACGCTTACTCTGGAGGTATCTTTTACGACATACATCCAATTAAAGCGACAACAACTTTAACAAGTGCTTTTTCTACAACTAATGGATCATCAACTGTAACTTTAACTTTTTCATCAGCGCACAACATAAACAAGTTTGACATTATATTGTTAGATAATTTTAGTGCTGCAACTAATTCTAATTTTGCAGCAAGTAATTTTAATGACAATAAATTTATGGTAACTACCATTCCAACAGATAGTACTTTAACTATTGACGTTGGATCTAACGAATCAGGTTCAGGCGCATCTACATCAGGAGGCATTAGAGTTCAACACTACTATCCTGTTGGACCAGCTGTGGAGGTTGCATCTACTGGTTGGGGCCTTGGATCGTGGGGCGGGCAACAAGCAGGACAGTTTACCTCAACGTTATCATCAAGTATCAATACATCAGTTACAAGTTTAACAATGGCAAGCTCATCGTCTTTCCCATCTTCTGGAACGGTTATTATAGGAACAGAATTAATTACTTACACAGGAAATAGCAGTGGAACATTATCGGGATTAACAAGAGGGGCTAATGGTACAACGGCGGCTAGTCATAGTTCTGGTGCAACAGTTACCGATGCATCAAACTTTTTTGCATGGAACTCAGCAGCATCAGGAGATATTATAACAGCACCAGGTTTATGGTCACTAGATAATTTTGGTAATAAACTTATTGCAACAATTAATAGCGGAGAAACATTTGAATGGAACTCAAACCCAACAGGTGCAACAGATACAAGAGCAACTATCGTAAGTAACGCACCTACTGCGTCTGCATTTACATTAGTATCTACACCAGATAGGCACTTAATATTTTTTGGAACAGAAACAACTATAGGAACAAAATCTACACAAGATCCTATGTTTGTAAGATTCTCGTCACAAGAAGATATTAACACGTACGCGCCTTCAGCAACTAATACTGCAGGTACACAAAGACTTGCAGATGGATCTAAAATTATGGGGGCAATTAGAGGTAGAGATGCAATATACGTTTGGACAGATACGGCTTTATTTACTATGAGATTTGTTGGTCCACCTTTTACTTTTTCATTTCAACAAGTTGGTACTAACTGTGGATTGATTGGACAGAACGCAGCTGTTGAGGTTGATGGTACAGCTTACTGGATGTCAGAAAATGGTTTCTTTAGATACGCTGGTAGACTAGAGTCATTACCATGTTTAGTTGAAGACCATGTTTTTGATGATATTAATACAATTCCTAAACAACATATTAATGCAGGATTGAATAACTTGTTTGGTGAAGTTATGTGGTTCTATCCAAACTCAGGATCAGGCACAGTTAATAGAGTTGTAACTTTTAATTATTTAGATTCATCCCCCGAAAGACCTGTATGGACTGTAGGCACATTAGCAAGAAGCGCGTGGCAAGATTCTGCTGTGTTTGGTAAACCTCATGCAACAGCTTATGATTCATCAGGCACAACTGCTACAACAGATACAAATTATATTTTCGGTAATAGCGATGGTACATCAACTTACTATGAACATGAAACAGGGCTAAACCAAGTTAAAGAAGGTGCAACAACTGCAATTACAGCATCAATTGAATCTGGAGATTTTGATATTGGTGCACAAGGATTAGGTGGTGATGGTGAATTTATGATGAAGATAAGAAGAGTTATACCAGATTTTTTAACACAAACAGGTGATGCAAGAATTACTTTGAACTTAAGAGATTTTCCAAACGATACTGCGGCTAGTTCTACGTTAGGACCGTTTACGGTTACTAGTGGTACACAAAAAATAGATACAAGAGCAAGAGCTAGGTCAATATCATTAAAAATAGATAATACAAGCACAGGTCAATTTTGGAAATTAGGTACATTTAGAATTGATTACCAACCAGACGGAAGAAGATAATGGCAAAAATTGTACAATCACTAACACAACCGCCAGAAAAATATGATCAATCAGTATTTTTTTCATTAGTTAGAGATTTAAATGGTCTAATAGAAAAACTAAACACGACGTTTCAAGAAGAAAAAGGAGAAGATAACGATGCAATAATCTTCTTTTTAGGAGGATAATGGCTAATAGTTTTGTTAATAAAAAAGTAGATATAACAAGCTCAGAGTCGGCGGTAACTTTGTATACAATTCCTTCGGCTACTACGGCAATTATAAAATCTATATTAGTTTCAGATGATTCTGGATCTGGATCTTCAATTACAATAACTTTAACTAATACAAGTGACGCTGTTTTTAGTATTGCTTATCAAAAAACTATATCTGCTAATACGCCCACTGAAATATTAACAAACCCATTGGTGGCAGAAACGGGAGAAATAATAAAAGTTACAGCTGCTCATGCAAACAGGCTCCATGTGATCCTATCAGCTATGGAAGTAACGCCTAGAACCGTTACAACATAAGCTTGATTTACTCGTTAAAAACGAGTAGTAATATAAATTCAGGTGAAATCCCTGCCTAAATAGTATAATAAATAATAACATATATATGATAACAAGAGCTCAAATTAGAAGACAATTACGTGCACAAGGCGGGATAACAAACACAGTTCCTAGAGAAGGATTCTTTCTAGGTGGTATTAAAAAAAGATTAAGAAAACTCATACCAAATGAATTAGCAGATTTTGCAGTTAAGGCTGCACCGTTTGTTGCACCTTTTCAACCAGGCATAGCTGCAGCAATGAGAGGGTTAGGTAGATTTGATCAAAGAGGTAGCGTCAGTGATGCACTTAAACAAGGATTAGGAACTTATGCTCTTGGGAGAGGAGCAAGATTTTTAGCAGGCGCTGAAGGAGCTAGTGGTGGACCTGGCACATTTTCTATGGACAGATTTAGAGAAGGCCCTGTTGGTAGACTATTTAAAGGCACTGAAACTAATATAGGTGATGCAAAAAAAAATGTTAATCTTAAAAAAATATCAACAGATTCTAAAGGTTTAAAATCAATAAGAGACGCAACAAGTATATTTAAAGATGTTCCAATATTAAAAGAATTACCAAGCATAGTGCAGCAACAAATACTTGTTGGCGGTGCTAGTGCTGCAGGAACATACCTTTATAACGCATTTTTAGCTGAAGAACCGCCTCAAGAAGAAGGCGAAACCATGGAAGAATATATGGCTAGAAGAAAAGAAAATGTGGGAAATAAGATGAGAACTTACTTTGATAATTACTTTAGATTTGATAAAGAGTATTCTAGTATGACTGATGAACAAAAAAATGCATTCGTTGCAAGATATAATATAGCTACTGGTGGTAGGGTTGGATACCAAACAGGTGGCATTAGTATGGCTAATACATTGCAACAAAATCTTGCAGCTAATAGAGCACAAGCATCTGGCGTTCAAGCAATGTTACAAGCAGCGAGAAGCAAGTTACCAGGTGCGACACCTCAAGTTACAGCAACACCTCAAGCTGCACCAGCAGGAATAACAACAGTTCCAACGCCTCAAGCATCAAGAGTAGCAGCGCCTCAACCGATGGCAGCGCCAGTTTCAACGCCTCAGACAAGAACACCTCCTCCAGGAATTATGGCGGCAGGTCCAGGTTTAGGTGGGTACACTCCAGAACAATTTGATAAATTGTCTCAAACTCAACAAGATAAAATTATGGATCAAGAAAGAATAAAAATGGATGAGCAAGCATTTCAAATGACTCCTTATTATCAACAAACTATTAGGGAAGCACCAACACAATTAAGAATATTACAAGAAAGAGGTGTTGCAACTCCTACTCTTTATGACAAACAAGGAAATTTAAATAATCGTGCTTTAGTTTTAGCAAAATTAACAACTGATTTAAAAGAAGCAGGGGTTCAATTAACTGGAAATGAAACTCCTGATGAATTATTACAATTAGAAGAGGAAGAAAAACAAAAAATAATGAAAGAAATAAGTGAAGCTCCAATGTTTGATCCATATACAGCTCAAGAAAGAGCACAGTATACAGGGCCTACTGAGTTTACTTATGGTGGAGGTCAAACTGGTGCTGCATCTCCTATGTATAATCAAGGTGGTAGAGTTGGTTATGATAAAGGTGGTATGATGAGTATACCTACAGGTGATATGAGAAGAAATAAAGCTGGTGTTATAGAAAGAGACTACAGAGACAAAGGTGGTTTCGTACCAGTAGGTGTAAAAGAAAAAGCAGATGACGTACCAGCAATGTTATCTAAGAACGAATTTGTAATGACTGCTGACGCTGTTAGAGCAGCGGGCGGCGGAAGTATTAATAAAGGAGCACAAAGAATGTATGATACAATGAAAAAATTAGAAGGAAGGGTAAGATAATGGCAATTACAGAATCAAGAATATTACCACCAGAATTTATAGAAGCAGCACAAAAAACATATTTAACTGATTTAACTAGACAAGCAGGTATACCTAGTATTACTACAGCTGTTCAACAACAACCCGGTGAAACAGCTCAACAGTTTGCACAAAGACAAGCGCAAGCTCAACAGTTTGGTATTACAAAAGCTGGTATGGCAGAGCTTGCACCACAAGTAGCAGCACAAGATCCATTACAAGCAGCGGCATATGCACAAGCAGTTGATCCTACAAAAGGACTAGGAGCATATCAACCATTTTTAACTAAAGCTGGTACAGCTGCGGATGCAGCAACAGGACTTACTGGCACTGGAGCAGGAACTGGAGTAGGGTCTATTTCCTCTTACATGTCTCCTTATCAGTCGCAAGTTATTGATACAACGTTATCTGAATTTGATAAACAAAGACAGATACAAGCAAACCAACAAGCAGCGGCAGCACTAGGCACACCAGGTGCTTTTGGTGGTGGTCGTGAAGGAGTAATGAGAGCCGAGTATCAATCAGCAAGCGATTTAAACAGAGCTAAGATATTAGCTGATTTACAACAAAGAGGATTTCAACAAGCGCAACAATCAAGACAACAGGACTTAGCTAATCAAATGGGTATATCAGAATTACAAACAGGTTTAGGTGCAAGAGCACAAGACTTTAGTAGAGCACAAATATCTGGTCTTGGCACATTAGGTGCAGCTCAACAAGCACAAAACCAAGCAGTGCTTGATGCACAAAGACAAGCATCAGCGATGGCTGTTCAAGATCCAAGAGATAGATTAGCTAGATTTGGTCAAGGTATTACAGGTTTAACACCAGGTGCAGGAACTGTTCAGGTAGATCCACAAGCAGCTACAGCGCCAGGAGCTAGTCCATTAGCACAAGCTTTAGGTATAGGTCTAGCAGGAGCGGATATATATGGAAGGATATTTAAGTAATGAGTATAACTTTAAAAAGACCAATGTTTAGAAGAGGTGGTAAGGTTAATGCAGGTATTATGTCTGGGTTAACTGATAGAAGAAATTATAGAATTGGCGCATTTGGTAATATGTCTGAAGAGGAAATAAGATCAAATATAGAAATGCTTATGGGTTTACAAAATAAATTTGCACCAGTTGCTAAAACTAGATTACCTTTAGGTGAAGTAGGACTCGCTTTAGCATCGGGCGCACCTGTAATCGATGCTTTAGGTGTAGGGTATAGAAAATTTGTTAGTGATGACGATAAAAGAAAAGCCCTTATGGATAAAAGAAAACAAGCAGCTGTGTCGACAGTTTTAGGGCAAGCAGTAAAAGACAAAAAAACTTTTAGGCAACTAACTGACCCTGAAAAAAAAGCTAGAGGATTACCACTTGATAAACAATTTCAAATTGGTGCAGATAATAAAGTTATGCAAATAGGAGGTTCAGGAACTAGTGTAACTCTAAATACTCCGCCCCCTGAAACTGCTGAACAAAAAGAATTAGGAAAAGTTTACGGTAAAGAATTTGGAACAATTGTTGAAGCAGGTAATTTAGCTATTATTAATGATCAAAAATTAGAAATATTAAATGCTATAAATGAAAGTCCAGATTTAAAAACAGGTAAATTTGGTGAATTTAGAACAGAAGTTCAAAAATTAGCTGAAACATTTGGTTTTGATCCTAACCTTCAAGATACTACTTCTGCTGAAATAGTTACAGGAGTTTCAGGTGGATTAGTTTTAGATGGATTACAAAAATTTTCAGGTGCTATATCAGACGGCGAAAGAAATTTTACTAAATCTATAACAGCTGGTTTATCTATGACTAAAGAAGGTAATAGATATTTATTACAAATTGCTAATAGACAAAATGAATTAGCAAAAGGTTTTTCAGAATTTGCAAATTCTTGGGTTCAAGAAAATGGAGGTTTATCAAAAAGAGCTTCAGATGGAATGACTTGGGGTCAAGCTAAAGCGAAGTGGCATAAACAAAACCCATTAATTAATCCAGAAATGAAAGAGTCACTAGAACAATTAAGTAAACAGGTAGACACAGAATTTCAATCAAATATTTTTTCAATAGATGGAAAAAACTATGTTTATCACTACGGTGTAGACGGTAAAAAAGGTTTCTACACTGAACTTAAGTAAGGAGAGTTATGACAATAACTGACCCAGATTTAATAAAAAAATTAGATAGTTTAAGATTACAAGGCAGGCCTGAAACAATAGAATCAGGTGGTACACAAGTTACTGATGAAAATTTAATTAAAGAATTAGATAACTTAAGGTTTGGAAAAACTGTTAAAGGAAGAGTTTCAAAAACTGCTATGTCTATTGCTGATTTTTTTTCGGGGACTAAAAAAACAGAATATGCAGAAATACCTGAAATAGGAGAATACAAAGGTGCAGGTGCTTTTAAAATAGCTGCAGGTTTATTATTAAATCCTAGTCAAAAAGCGCAAGCACAAATGATTCAATCTCAAATACCCAACACAGAAATATTTAAGGATAAATTTGATAATTTAATTATTGCTTTACCTGACGGAAAAACTTTTTATCTAAACAAGCCAGGTGCTTCATTTCAAGATTACGTGCAAACTACTGCACAAATTTTATCTTACATTCCAGGTTATTCGTGGGCTATGAAAAAAGCAGGAAAATCTTACTTTAAAAAAGCAGTATATTCTGCAGCTGCTGGTACTGGAACATCAATCGCTCAAGACATAGCGTCTAAACCTTTAGGAGCAAAAAATATAGATGTAACAAGAGCTGTTATTTCTGGAGTTGTTCCTTTTGCTTTTGAAGGAGCAGTTTCCCCTGTAGTAAGTATGACATGGAAAAAAATTATGGGAAATCCTGTGTATACAAAAACTATAAAAGAAATGGTTGATGGAGAGGAAGTTACAAAAGTTGTTTTAAATAAAAAAGGGGAAAGAGCAGCAAAGGCTGCTGGTATTGATACAACAAAAATAGATGAAAAATTTATTAAAGATTTTTCTGAAAAATTATCACAAGGCGAAACTTTTGAAATAGCTGGAAAACAAGCAGGTGCCGGTAAATTTGATGTTACTCTATCTAAAGCTCAAGCTTCTGGTGATTCAGAAGGAATAGCTATATTATTTTCTGCTGCAAGAGGATATTATGGCCCAGAAGCGCAAAAAAAAGCTGCTGCTTTTTTAAACAAACAAAATATTGACATAGAAAATTCTGCATCTAATCTTATAAAAAGATTTAACCAAGGTCAATTTAATGTAGAATCTTTAGAAGAAGCCGGACAAAACATAATTCAAGGTTTACAAAAAAGATATAAACTTGCTAGTGATAAAGTTGAAACAGCCTATAATTTTATTGATAAAGACGGAATATTTCAAGCTGAAAAAAGCAATATAGATGAACTCATAGGTTCGGTAGAAACTTCTATAAAAGAAGCAACTGCTATTATTGATGATAAATTAACTCCTGCTACTTTAAGTGCACAAAAAATTATTAGAAATTTTGTAAAAAAATATAAACCAATAAAAAAACCTTTAAAACAAAACAAAGTTAAAAAAATTACTCCTGCTACTTTTAATGATTTTATAACTATAAAAAGAAAATTAAATTCAATTTATAATACAGCATCTAATAATACAGACAGAAGAAATGTTAAAGCTATTATTACAGAATGGGAAAAATTTGTAGATGATAATGTAGATAATATTCTTTTTAGTCAAGATAAAGGTGGGGTTGAAGCGTTGAAAAAAGCAAACGAATTAGCAAGAGAAAAATTTAAACTATATGATATTAATAATATTAAAGTAAGAGGATTAACTGTTAATGACAAAGCTGGAAAAGTTGTTATGAAAATTTTAAACGAACCTGAGATTACACCTATTAAAACAATGGATTATATATTTGGTAGAGCAAATATAGGTAAATTAGATGATTCTTTAAATATTATAAAAAGATTAAAAACTATATTTAATGTTGAAGGTAAAAGTTTACAGAAAGCTTCTAACTTAAATAGAGATTTTCAATCTTTAAGAACAGGAGCTTTTGAAAGATTAATTAGAGATTCTAGTAAAAACGGTCAATTTAACCCACAAAGTTTTTATAATAATTGGAATACTTTAAAACAAAAAAATCAAAGTTTATTAGATGAATTATTTGACGTAGATGAACAAAAACTTATTAATGAATTTGTTAATGAAGTAAAAAAAACTTTTAAACCAAAAGATTTAATTAATCCTGCCACAGCAACTAATGCTATAAGAAGCATGATCCAACAAGTCGGAAGAGGTTTAGCAGGTATAGTAGGTTTTAAATCTGCAAATATACAAGGTTTATTAGTTGCAAGAGGGGGATATGATAGAGCAAGAGATATCATAAGTCAAAAAGCTGCTGCAAAATTAATAGATGAGCAATTAACGCCTTCATTTGGAAGATTTATATCTCCTAAAACTACGGCAACAGTTAGTGGAACAACAGGTCAGTTATTTGAGGCTTTTAGAGATAGAAAAGCTCGACAACTACCTAAATCCTTACAGCCAGTAGGAGATCAATCAGCCATTACATCAGGCATTAGTTTAAACTTACTAGCTAAAGCATCCACACCACGACCATCTGGCATTACAGAAACTGGTTTAACACCAACAGAGCAGGCTTTATTATCACCTGAAGAACAATTAATAAGACTTAGATCAAGAGGAATGGCATAATGTCTAGAGAAGATTTTGAATCGTTTATAATAGATCCAAACATAACAGATCAGGGTATTGATGTATCTGGTTTAAGAACAACCACTGATACTAGTCCTTTATTACTAGCTAAATTAGAACCCGGTATACGGTACGATCCTACATTACAATCTTCTTATTCAGATCTTTTAAGGTATTTTTCTGGTGGATTACCCATGTTACCAGAAACACCAACAGGTGGAGAAGGATCAGGCGGAGGCGATAGTGGAATTACAGCTGCTTCTACTGTTCAGCCTACAACGCCTGTAACAGGTGGCGGGGTTAATACTCCTTTTGAACAAAATTTAATTGATCAAGGTATTGGAGTTCAAGGAGCGCCAGGCGATCCTGTTGTAGCTCCAGGCGAAATGCCAGTTACACAAGAAGAAATGGATGCCTTTAATCAGATACCAGTTACACCTGCT